CTGCAAATCTGTTTATAAATTCTTCTTCTTCTTCTTCTTCTTCTTCATCGTTAACAGGATTATTTACTATTAAAGGATTAATTTTTGATTGACCACCTTGTCGTGATAATTGTATTAATCTTAATCTTTCTGCTTTTGCTAATTTTTGTTGTTCTTCAAAAGCTACTTTTTTTTCCTCTGCTATTGCTTCATTTGCTAAACGTCTTTCTTCTATATTGTCAGGATCATTTGTTACATTATATTGTGTTCCACCTATATATTCTTGAGGAGGTTGTACAACTGTTTGTAGTACTCTTTCTCTAAACATTGGAGGCATATCATCCCCATCATTACCAGAGTCATCATTACCACTACCATGAGCAGCACTAGCTGATGTATCACTAGCAGCACCTGGGCCGCTAACACCTGAAGAACCTCCTACTGTATCACTTCCACCAATATATCTACGTCTACCATCAGCTCCCATAATACCACCAAAGGCAGCCATCTCTCTAGGGTCTGGCATTTCCATTGTAGGTTCATCCATGTCCATTGGCATATCACCAAGTCCACCTTCATTAGAACTCATCTGTGCTTCAGCTGCAATCTGTTGCATAAATTGTTCCATGGACATTGGTTGAATTCCTTGCTCTTCAGAATCAAATACATACTTGTCGTACTCTTCTTTTAGTTGAGCCATTTGAAACTCTTGCATTTTTTGCTGATCTTCTTGAGGCGACTTAGGTCCTTGATTACCTTCGTAAGTAATATCCGGTGCACCTGTATCTAATGATTCTATTCCTGTTTTCATATAATTTTTTACGTTAATTTTAAAAGCAGGAATTTAACCTGTGGGTTTCTAATAATACCTGTTTTTGTCAGGTAAATCAAGCTTATGTTGTAACTACTCTCTTCTTTGTCTCTAAAGCAGATACCACTACATGCAACCTATTAGCCGTTGCAGCAGTTACTTTTAATATTTCACTTTCCTCTATTACTAATGGAGCAGTTAATAATTCTACTGTTGCATTAGCACCTACAGCTTTAGTTTTAAACAAACTAAATACATCACTACCTGCAGTAATTGTCACAGTTATAGTATCTGCATTACCTGAGTCTTCTGATACTAGGATAGATTTTATAATAGCTGTTGCAGCACTAGGGACTGTGTACAAAGTTGTTACACCGGTTGTAGTTAAATCTACTTTTTTATTTAAGAATGTGTTAGCCAAAGTAATAAGCCTCCGCCTCTGCTTCGTCTTTAATATCTTGTTGGAAAGTTGTATTTAATTTTTGCACAATACTATCTATATCTCTAACAAAAGATTGTTGTATTTGTTCGTCATAATCTTTTGCAGGTTGTGTAAGTGATTGTACAATTCTAGCCATTATCTTCTACCATCCGGTTGTATATCTAATCTAAACGTACCTAGTTTCCAAAATTGACTTGTACTACTATTAGATACTTTTAATGCAATAGATCTAGATCTTGCACGTGTGTCTATTTTTTGTGTACCACTGGTTACTGTAAATGGACCAAGTGATGAACTTGCTGCGGTGTCATTTGGAAAATCTTTAAGGTTTAATGTAATAACAGCATCTCCTGTTTGAGATAAAAAGTCTGGTATCACTCTTCTTATTTTCATCATAAACTCTCCATCATTACCTACTCCTTGCAATCCCCCTTGTTGACCTATATCAAAATCTCCAGATTCTATATTAGCAGTGATTGCACTTGTAGCTCCTTCTTTAACTTGATCTAGTCCTTTTTCATGTTCAAAATATGTAGATGTACCATCTGTACATCCAATTACATGATCTTTACTTGTCGTAGGTGTTGTGCCACTTGTATTATATTCAGTTGCGTGAGGTTGACCAAACACTGCAGAATCTTGCCATGCAGATCTTGCTAGGGTTCCTGTAGTCCACACTGGTCTTTGAGGTGTGGAGTCAAGATAATTGTAAGCAACCATTCTATTAACAGTTCCTGCTCCTGAGTTTGGATAAAACCACATGACCTCACCAAACAAATTATTTAAACCTACATTAATGTGTTGTTTTGGAATTGTATTAATATCATCGTAAACATGATCCTCCACCAAACATGGCAAGGATTCTAATTTACCTGTGTACCTAAAGAAACCATTCTCTGACATCCAATAAGCAGAACCATCAACTTCAACGGCTGCATTCTTACCAATCAATCCACAGTTAGTACCTACTTGTTGAAATGAGAAAGTAAAAGGTGCACCAACAAATCTCATAATAAATAATGCTGTATCGGTCCAAACATAAATTGCATCTCTACCTCTGATTGCTCCTACAATTTTAGATCCATCTGCTAGTCTTTGTGTACCCGCTGTATTAACAGCACTAGGTGCATAAGAAGTTGTTGAGTCAATATTTTCTTGATCAGAAAATCTTATAAACATTTCATCTCTTGATGATTTAGTTCCAATTGTAGTTTCTGTTCCAAAAAATATTAAGTGTCTATCGGGTGTAGATACCAAACTAAAAGCTGATGATGTTGGAGCATTAGGAAGTAAAGTTGCTCTTGTGCTGTTTGCTGTTATAGGATCTGAGTCCCATTCAAATGTTTCTCCACCTGATATAGTTGCAATAAGTTTGTTACCAAAATTATCTAATGACCATAGCCCAGGTGCTGTAACAATATCTCCTGATGCTGCAGCGTTCCATGAAAAAAAGTTTGATGCATCTGTAACAGTTGCACCAGATGAGTGTATTGCTGCCGTGGTTCCTGCTGCACCTCTAGTTAATCCAGATAATGTACCACTACTATTTCCAGTGTAAGTAATTAGTTCAGAACCAATCTGTACTGTACCTGAAGATGGAAATGATGTTGAACTTGCCATAGTTAATGAAGTTATCGATGCATTAATTCCTGATGATAGCGTTGATGTAAATTGTCCTTGTTGTACACCACCCCATGATCCAAGACCCCAACCTGTTGTTGCAACTTCTACTGCAGGTCCAACAGAATAATAAAGTTTTACTCTGATACCACCAGATGTACTTGCACCTGATCCTGATTCATTAGATGCCATTGTTACAGTTAATGTAGTTGTTGTTGGTACACTTGTAATTTGAAATTTGTTGTCTTCAAAATTAGTTGAGTTAAAACCAGAGTTAGTAATACTAGTAAAATTATCTAATAATATAATATCACCTTTGTCTGCATTGTGCGCTGATGCAAAAGTTATTGTAACTGTTGGCTGACCTTGAGTAGTGCTAAATGCATTTGTTAAAGTTGTTGTAGTTTTAATTGGGTGTATGTCATAAAAAATACCCCCAGAGTATGCGTACAATATTCTATTAGTACCTAATGCTGCATATTTAATACCACTAGCATTTACAAAATGGTGTAGTGCTGTGTTACGTCCTGTAATATCTACTGAACCTAGTTGTGCCCAACCTCCTATTTTTTCTGGAGTGCCATATCTAAATCTAACATTATCACCATTAACCCATTGGCCTTCGCCTCCGGTTGATGTAACTTGTTTGTTAAATCCTGGCTGAAAATTTACTTTTTGTAACATATAAAAAACCTTTTAATAAAAAGGCAGGAGAGTATGTGGTGGAATCTCCCGCCATATTATTATATACAATATTATTTAGGTATTTTAAAGCCTTTATACCAAGCAGGCAACCCTAAAAATGGTCTTTTATCATATAGATTTTCTTTTGCAGTTTTAGATGAGGATTTGTTATAGTGTAAAAATACCTGTCCACAGTCCTTACCTCTAAATTCTTCTCGCCAATGTTCTAATTCACAACCAGAATATATAAGCATATCTCCAGGTTTGAGGTCGACTTTAATTCCAGCCTGACCTTTCTTACCTGTTGGATCTAGATAAATTGACCATGGATCACCACCTAGATTTAATGTTGTTGATATTTCACAAGAGTATCTATCTTTATGTCTAGCTAAGACATCTCCTTTTTTATAAATTCTTGCATAAGAATATGTAGGACTTAATTTTAAACTAGTATGTTTTTCCATAATAGGTTTTACTTGTTCTAATAAAGTTTCCATTGCAATGTCACTATAATGTGAATAGGTATTTGGAACTTGTTCATCATTCCACACACCAAAATATTCTGTAAAAGGTGAAATGTATTTTTGATCAAGTAAAAATCTTGCTGTCTTTCTCTTGTTACAAAAATATTTGTAAACAAAATTTGCTAACTCTGGTGAAATAACTTTTTTTAATACTGTGTATTTATTTTTTTTGAATGACATTTTTTCCTTTTAATCTAATTTTAATTTGTTTATTTTTAATTAATGTTTTAATTAAATCTGGTTTATTTCCTTTAGAGTGTCCGTTTAAAATAGAATCTATAAAAGCTTTTTTTATATCTTTAAATTTATTTAACATTTAAAACCCCATTTGGTATTGCTTGACAGTTCCAATGTATAAATCTAAACGGTTCAACACCCATATCAACAGTGTATTGATGTGGCATATACGAAGGAAAAAATATCATTCGACCTGGTTCTGCCTTATAATGAATGGCTGAACTTGCATAAGTTACTTTTGATTTATCTGCTTCTGGTAAAAGATTCATTAAATTACCTGCTCTGGGATCTTCAAACAAAGGCATAGATGTTTTATCACTAGCTTTTAAAAAATAAAAACCAGAAATATGACCGTTCCAATGTGTGTGTAATGTATGGTGTCCACCTCCATTTTTAGCAAATTCTTGCACCCACATTTCTGTAGTAAATAAAGTGTAACCAGACATATCAAAGCCCATTTCAATTAATAAATTATTAGAAGTTGCACCGATATAATCTTGTAATTTTTTAAAATTAGGGTCTCCAATTAAACTATTTGAATGATAGACACTCCCTAAATCGCCCTTAGTTTTATTTGTTTTGTTACGTTTATCTATACCAGGTTGTAACATTTTTTTAGAGTAAGTAATATATTTGTCAGATGCTTTGTTTAAATCATTAACAAATTTAGGTTCATCAGCAAACCATATAGGACATTTAAAATAATCTTCCCTGTTTAATTGTTCAGGGTATGTAAGTTTTTTTATTTTTTTAGTTTTCTTTTTTTTCATATTTCTCCTTTAAAAATAATTAAAATTAACTGTTACTCTTCTTTTTTTGTCATCACATAAACTACTTGCATGTAAAACACTTGGATCAAATAAGACTGCTCTATTTGCTTTTGGAGTTACAGTTTTATCTTTAAAATAAGTAACACCATTGTTATCATTTATATATAATAAACAACCTTTGTGACTAAAAGTATAATCGGCATGTAATTTATTTTTTTGTTTTTTACCGCTTTTAAGATAATTGTTTGCTTTTATTCTTATAATACTTTTACATTTTAATTTTTCAATAGCTGATAACCACATGTTAAACCAATCACTTTTAATACCGTGTTGTCTATAAAAAGAATGTATAAAATAAAAATTATTTTTATCCTCATCATTAGTTATATTATCACTGTAATACCAAGGAAAATTATCTCCCATAATAATAGAACTAAGTTTATTAAACTCATCTTCTTCTAAAAAATTATCTATTATTTGAATGGCCATCCTAAATTCCATATAACTAAACTGTTTCTTTCTCCACTTTTTACAGGACATACTCTATGCCACACAAAACCAGGAAACACAACTAAAGATCCTTTGGGTAATATCTCAATGCATTTATGTACGTTAGGTTTTTTATCAGGATCTTGATTTCTAAAATCAAACTCTAGTTCACCACCTTTATATTTTTTTGGATCTGTTAAAGTAACAGTTACAGATAATTTTCTAATTTTACCGTGAGACGGATCTCCTTGTTCTCTTTGATAGGGTTGATCCCAACTATCACAATGCCAATCATAAAATTGACCTTTAGTATATTTTGTAAATTGACAAGACTCAGAATGATCCCATTGAAAATTCCAACCAGCATTTTCATTTGCTTTATTAATGTAGGGTTGTATCTCCTTATATATCCATCTATCATTCATCCAAACAATATCAGAATTTCTTTTCTTTTTTAAATTTTTAATTTGTTTGTTATTTAAATTTGTAACATCACCAAATCCACCAGTCATTGCCATTTGATCTTGCAGTTGTTTTCCATAACGAACAATATCATCACAGACACGTTCTGGAATAACTGATTTAAAATACCAATAATAGTTTGTTAAATTCATATTCTTTCTTTTACCACCATAAAAACAATATACTTATGCTAGACTAATTGTCAATTATTAAGAAGTCCAAACTCCTAATCTCTTTTGTCTATAATGTGTTCTTAAATTCCACACACCTGGTGCTTTTTGAATTGCAGCTTCTGATACAATAACTATTCCTGAACCACCATTAGCATTAGCTCCACGAGTAGTTGGGTTATGAGATGAACCACCACCCCCACCCCCTGTATTATCAGCACCATTTGTAGCACATGTTCCACCTGCGTTAGATCCTCCATTACCACCACCACCTGATCCGCCTGATCCGCCTTCATTGGCTGGACCACCTGAACCGCCTGCACCTCCTCCACCGTAAGTAACACTTGATCCTGTAATACTACTTGGTTTACCAGCGCCCCCTGCTGAACCATTACCACTATTTGCAAAACCACCAGCTTGATTAGCTCCACCACCACCACCTTGTCCACCTTGATTTCTTTGAGAACCACCACCAGCACTTCCTTGAGATGGACTAACAGGAGGAGTATTACCAGCTCCACCAGTATTATTTCCTGGACTTTCAAAACCACATCCTCCAGAACCACCACCAGAACCACCAGCACTACCATTACCAAAATTACCACCTCCACCACCAGCAGAAGTTATTGGGTTAGATGGGAAAGCTGCAACTGAATTTCCTCCAGAACCACCACCAGCTGGTCTAGAAGATCCAGCACCAGCTGCACCAACGGTCATTGTATATGCAGTATTACCGCAAACGGAAATACAACTTATGTCTCTAAATCCTCCAGCACCACCTCCACCACTTCCACATGCTGCAGTTCCACCTCCACCACCTACTACAAGAACTCTAACTGTAGTTGTTAATGGTTGTGTTGTAACATTTCCTGTAGATGTTTTACTAGTAATTTGTGCTGCTTGTATACATACTGAAGCTGTTGCACCAACTAATCCGCCGTTTGATCTTGCCATTTAAAGTCCCCTATTCGGAAACCCAAGCTGAACCGTTCCAATTGTGAACTGTTTTGGTTTCCGCGTCATCGTTTGATTTAGTAGCTTCCCAACCTGTATCGTTGTCAGCGTTATATTTTGTTTCGTTCCATTTAATAGAATACCACCATGAAGGTGTTTCTTCACCATCATCAATTACTGATGGATAAGTTATTGGTGCTTGCCAATCATCATCACTATCCAATGCCCATGAAGCATGGGGTTGAGGTGATAAAAATTTATTTTTTGATGCATCATAAACCATGCCTATACCTGCATATTGTTTTCTAAAATTATGATTATAAGAAGTTTGTTTAAAATTTGTATCTGGTAGATTAAAAAAATTTTTACACCATGTTTCACCATCAACATGTTCATCTGAAGGTACTTCATCATTTGCTACAACTGTAACTTGTTTAACAATTAAATGTGTATCAGATGTAAAACCTGTTGGATCTGTTTTTGATTCTAATTCTGCAAAATGTGCCATATTTATTCTCCTTAAAAGTTTAGTTATATTTTAATTTTAACTTATAGTCAATGTTCCTGATGCTGTAAATTTCACTAATTGTTCTCCATCTGGATGATTAGATAACGCTCTTGCAGGCGTTGGACTTGCTGCTACAGCATATGCTATTGGAATTTTTACAATTACAATACCTGGACCACCATTTCTACCTGGATTACTTTGATCAGAACCACCTCCACCACCACCAGTGTTTACTGCTCCTACTGTACCAGTAGGTCCTGCGGGAGATGGTCCTGGTGCTGGTCCACCGCCTATTCCTCCACCGCCTGCACCAGCTGCACCACCTGCTCCACAATTAGCATCAACTGCACCACCTCCACCACCAGCATAAGATGTGTCGGGTCCTAAAATTGTATTAGGTGCTCCTGCACCACCTGCACCACCAGCTTCACTATCAGCAGCACCACCTGCACCAGAACCTCCAGCAGCAGTTGCACCACCTCCACCACCACCGCCACCAAAACCTGCTGCACAGTTTGTTCCACCTGAATTACCTTGGGAAGGATCAGTAGGAGGAGTATTACCTGCTCCTGCAGCAGCTCCATTAGCATCTCTACCAGCTCCACCTCCAGAACCACCAGCACGACCTGCGCTAGCATTAGCTCCACCACCTCCGCCACCAGTAGAAGTTATTGTTGAAAAAGTTGAATTACCACCATCATTACCACCGCCTCCTCCACCTCCACCAACTGTTATTGTATAAACACCTGCAGATACACTTAATGCTGATCCTCTTAATGGACTTGGTCCAAAACCTGATGCACGATAACCTCCAGCACCTCCACCTCCACCGCAACTACC